CCCCCCGTGACAGTTTAGAGATTGTCCAACCTGTCCTTCAACTCGTTGATCTGTTCTTGCTGCTCCTTGATTGCCTCAATCAGAACCGCAACCATATTCTGGTATGCAACAGATTTAACTCCATCACCCGCCTCAAGAACTAATTCAGGTAGAACCTTCTCAACTTCTTGTGCAATTACACCAATCTGGCGTTCTGGATCACCTATTCTATTGAAGAATACACCACGCAGATCGAGAACCTTATCAAGTGCGTTAGTGATACCAACAACATTTTCTTTAAGTCTCTCGTCAGAGTTTGCAGTAATAGTTCCAGAGAAGGTTGCATTACCTGCAGAATTAATTCTGAGTCTTTCCTGAGGATTCGATACTCCGCTTCCCTGTGTACCAAATATTATACCAAATTGACCCGTAGTTCCTTCAGATACACCCTGTACGTATCCACGCACACCATCATTACTAATATCTCGTCCCTCAAATTTGATTCCACCATATCCAAACGAAGCATCTAGTGCCTGATCAGTCTGAGTAAATCTTATAAAATTGCCCGATACATCACCAGTTGTGTTTGGATCGGTAGTAACGATAACATCATTTACGAAGGTAGAGATGCCAATATGATTTGTAGTATTAAAATTAACCTGTTGATTGAAGGTACTAATACCTGTTTCAACAATCCAACCATCAGATATATTCCATATCAAGGAAGACATTCTAAATTCAACGTTATTCTCAAAGAGAACAGGTCCAGCAGCATATAAAGAGAATCCTGCCTTCGCTTGAGTAGTTTCAATACCAACTTGTGCGGTAGTCGAGATACCAACACCATCAAATACCCAAATATCAGATACGTTGTTTAATTGAGATCCGTCACCTCGGAATGAACCACTCCATAGTCCAACATAATAATTATCTGGGTTTGACTGGACAGGACCAAATCTCTTCCAAGTATTATCGTTAGTGTATACCCATCCAATCTCACCACCAGATTTGGGTTCTGCATCATATACTACATCACCAACGTTACCAGCAATTTGTGGTGTAGCAATACCAACAGTATATTCTCTGGCAATCGTTTGATCACCTTGAATAAGGATACTATTAGATTCGGATGATGCATTTACAGTTATCTTCTCATTGAAGATAGTAGGTCCATCAAATTGAGAGATGATGTTGTTATCCTTACCACCATCAACTTTAATACCCCTATTAATAGTAATTTGTTCAGTAGATGTTACATCAAATCCAATCTCACCACTATTGCTGGTGATATCCTCACCCCTAACCGTTGGAATTGGAGCATTAGTAATTAAATCTTTACCAGTTGTTCCACTAGTAAATTTGTTAACTGTGTAAGAATTACCCCTATCATCCAAACCATTATAGAAGGGAGTACCTCCATTAACAGATACTGACTGAGAAAGAAGTCTTTCAACCTGACGGAACTTTCTATCCTGACGCTCTGGAAGTGCAGTAGAATAGTTACCAGGTCCAAATCCAAGATACTCAAAGGTATGTCCAGATGCTCTCTGAATTGAGTTTCTTCTAAATTCAACTGGTTTTAACTTAATCTTTCTAATAATAGATCCAACTGGGTGAGATTGCTTCTCAGATCCGAACAGACCACGGAATACGCCAATAGCAGTGTCACTAGCAACCGTTTGGTTGATACGCATGATTTCATTATCAATAATAATGTAATCACCAACATCCCATCCCATGTCCAACGCATTGGTTACTGTTAAAGTATTAAGAGTGGGATCAGTTAATCCAGCAGACAAAGAACTAGTGATACCAGCATATGTTGGAACAAGTCTTGCAGATGATGATTCATCATTAAAGTCTATACTATCTGCTTGAGCAGCAATACCCTTGATATAAATTGTACCACCACCAGTAGGATTAACTACAGTAGATCCAGAACCAACATTAAGAGTAAAGTTCTTAACCGATAATACAGATTCAACAGTAAAATCACCATTAAGTACATCGCTTGGCAACCCACCAATTTTAATATTATTACCAACTAATAATCCATGGGAATTTGTAGAGGTAACACTAGCAATACCACTGTTATTATCATAGGTGATTGAAGTAATGCCAATAGACTCAGATACCAGATAAGCAGTAACATCAGAAAGAACAGCAGCACTGACATTAGTGAGACCATTAGTATTAACCCCAACAATGTCCTTCGTACCAATAAATGGATATTCTGCAAAAATTGTAGATGCAGATGAGACATTTATCTGAGAATCATTGCCAGATTCTATAGATTCAATTTTATAGAGATTATTGTAATCCTTAAAAATTTCATCCCGAATACCATCAATTCGGATAACATCACCAACACTGTTGTGAATTTCTTCTACAGTTACATAACCTTGGGCAAAACCAGCAGTACTACCAACACCAACAACAGCAAGCGTATTACCAATTCCATATGCAGATCCACCATCAACTATCCTAATATCAGTAATAGATCCATTAGAATCAACTCTTATGTTTGCAGTGGCATTTTTACCAGTGAGTGATGCGCCAAATCCAACAAGATCTGCATTATATAAAGTTTGAATACTTCCACTTCCATCACCATAGTTTAATCCAACACTAGTGATGCCAACTTTTGTAATATAGTTTAATCCATGATCATTAGTTGTTGTAATTGTATGAGCAATACCACTTTGAGATTCAATTTCTAGAACATCAATGCCAGTTCTAAAATCTCTAATATTCTTATTAATAACCTCTTTAGTTAAGTTATTTTGAGGATCATTAACCTCGGTCAAACCAAGAGGTGTTGGTAGAGCAAAGGTTCTTGTTTGTACTGGATCAGAAGATGGATTGTCTCTATCAAATTGTGGATAGAGATTCTTTAATGGTTGATTATATCTTAAATTTTGGAATGGTGTAACTACAGGTTGAGAAGATGAATCAATCAGAGTTAAGTGATAGACACCATCTTTGGCATTCGGCACATACTCCTGCACTTCCTCTTTTCTATAGACGAAAAGAGTATTAGAGAACTCTTTTCTCTCAAATCTAGGAAGATCAACAGTTCTAACATTAATATCATTAGCAAATAAACCTGGATTTGTAGTCATTCCAACAGTAAATGACTTTCTAGTTGGTCTTCCAGTTACAAAATACTCACCATTAAATCCAGTATTACCAAGACCAGTAGTATTTGCACTAGATACAACATTAATAAGTTTTACTTTAGATCCAACAGATAACTCGTGAGGTGACTCAGTGAAAACTGTAGCAACACCAACAATACCATCCCATTCTGTACCAGAAATATATCTTGGATTCCTTAATTCAGAACTATTAGATAGAACAACTGGTTGAACACTCTTATATTTTGCAATCTCATTATTTGAAAGACCTACAGTTTGACCAGATTCCTGCATAACAAAGGAATCTTCTGGTGGTCTACCAAGAACAGCAGAATCTTTGGGGACAACATATCTAACTTTATAAATTTTATCATCTAAAGTTCTGTTATCTGGTGTTCTGGTGAAGAATGATTTGGGAGTAGCTGCACCAAGTGCTACCGTCCCAAGTCCAACAATAGAACTGTAGATATCATTATTATCATTACTTACATTGATATACCATTGCCCCTCACCAGTATCATACTGTATTGGGTGACCAATATCGCCAGTGCTCTTATCAGATACTCTAGACTCAATACTAAGAATACCACCCTTACTGTTAATATTCAATGCAGATGCACTGATAGTATCATTCAAGGTTTGAGCTAACTTAACTTGATCACTATTAATTCCAGCAGTAATCGCGTAATAAACGCTATTATGCTCTAAACCATCAGGAAGTTCTCCGTCATCACTAAGAACACGAAGAGACTCGCCACTTGCAAACTGGTGAGGTTCTGTCAGTGTGAAGATATTTGAGGTAATACTATTAATACCAATTGCAGTTCTACCAACAGTACTATTCTTCTCAGAAGAAACCTCATAACTAGTAACTCCAATACCAGTTCCCTGAGTATCGGGCATAATAATAGTTGCCTGTTTGGTTTCAGGAGTACCATTAATGTTAAGAATAACCTTCAACTTATCATCAATCTTAGCACCAACTCTATATCCTTGAATAACAGAGCTTGGAGAATTCTTTTGATTGTTTTGATTATACAAATATAATCTGGTAGTATTACCTACCCCAACTGTTTTATCTACATCAATTGCTTCAAATTCAATATTTACTTCATCAGTAGAAACCTGTTGAGGTGGTAGAATATGGGTAATAAATCCAGTATCATCTCTTGGGAAAGCATTCGCCCTAAATCCAGAGCAAACAAGAGCTTTTGCCCCGAAGTTGGAGTTTGAGTTTGTGATGGACATATCGCCACCAGTCTCACAAACGAAGTGATTGGCATATCCAATAGCAAACACTGAGACCAACTGTAAGAAGGCATCATTAGATCCCTTAATATGGAAGTTCTCATAAACTGGTTTGTATATAGCAGAAGTATCTGTATGTAAATTCTCTACAGCAGTAGAATCTTCATATACACCAGATGTAGAATTATATTTTACAAATGCATTATCATCTTTTTGTAATCCAATTCCAGTGAATTGAGCTACAACCATAGACTTAAATCCAGTCGCCTTGCTACCATCAGCATGAAGACCACACATACCAAATACTGATCTCAAAGAACAGTTAAAAATGTATGGAGATGCAGAAGTAACCGAGTCAACTACAATGTTAAGTGTTGCCGATCCAGCAACAACTGAAGGTAATGCATTTGCTGGAGGGGAAGATACCTCATAATTAATTCTAGTAGTACTCTCTACAGAACTGATAACAAATGATCCATTATATCCACCAGTAGGCACACCCTCAATTCTAATGGGAGTATCTACATCAAGACCACCAAGTTCTTCTACAAGATCAACAGTAATAGTATTTGTAGAAGTTACACCATCTCCAGCTTTAATACTACTAATACCAACATTATCTCCCTTAGATCCAACAATTCTATACTCATCAATCTTCGTTTCAATATCTTTATCAACATCAGGGAAGTTTGGTGCAATACTTCTACCACTAGATGCACCATAGAGAAGTCCAATTCTGTCATAATACATATCCAGATCAGTTCTGGACGAATCATAGTTTAAGAATCCATCTTGAAATTTAACTGGATTAACACCATCAGCATACTCAAAGCATGTCAGTTTATGGTGTGAATAGTTTGGAACATAATCAGATGTTCCATAATCTTTATATACTCTAGCATTAGGATCTGCATCAAAAAAAGTAAACTGATAAAAGTAACAAGTACCAGTTACACGGAATAAACAAGTTTGAGTGATCGCATTGTCTGTTGGATCTGGGACAAACTTTGGCCTAATTTTAGTTTTACGAAGATCTAAACCAACGATAGAAGTACCACGGGGAATAATTACACCACCGTATACCGAGTTCATCTTATAAAGATCATTGTCTTTATCATCAATGTCAAAATTAGTATCTAAAGTAAACTGTTGAAGTGCATCAGAAGATGACCCACTGCGAGTTAACCAATTATTTGCATTGACAGGAGAATCATGAACAGGAATCCATCCTGGTCTATTATCAATAACGTGCTCGCCAGGATATACAATGATAGTAGTTCTACTAAACCTATCATTATCAAATCCTTTCTGATATGAGAACCTTGCCGCCTCTAAAAGTGCCCTTTGGATAGTTTTGAAGGGTCTAACAAGGGAGTTACCCTGGTTCTCAATACTATCCGTTGAGTCAATACTAGAGGGATCAACGTAAAGGATATCACCTTTACTGTTCTTCAAGAAATTATCTAAGCGACTAAGACCCATTTTATTCCACTAGATGCTATTGCTATGATTTATTTATTCATTCTCTTTTGCCTCTAAAATGTATTCTACAGTGTTAGCAACATCTTCCATAGCATTACGTAAAATTGGTTGTTGCCCAGAATGCTGTTCTGTTTTAGTGACACCGTTTTGCCATTCTTCTACAAGAGTCCATCTCCATTGATTCATACTCTTAGAATACCATAAATTTATTTTCATTGACAGGGTTACTCCAATCTTTAGTAAAATTGCGTATATATTCGATTTTGTCAAGTACTTCTTGATTATCAAGGACAAACTCTTCATTGGCAAAGTGCAACTTTACACCCTTATCCAAAGAAAGATTCATAATATAATTTCTTCTATCTATATCATCGGGAAGAGAAAATATACTAAACATCAGTATATGATCAACTTTACCCTGATTAATCAGATACTCCAAATA